AAGCAAGCAAATCAGCAATTCCGGGTAGGCATTCAGAATAGTTTCAATACCATACCGCAAAGCACCCTTGAAGGTGGTCACATCCAACGGGTTACTGGAGTTGTCGATTACGTCGGTACTATTAGCCAAATTCCAGTCATTTGTACCGAACGCCACAGTTAGCACCTTTAGCTTGCTATAATCAATTTCCCTTAGGATTTTGACAGCTCGCATATATACGTAATCGTCATACAGCCCCGCCCAGTCGATATCGATAGAGCTAAAATCGCCGGTTGCAATGCAATCCGCGATATTGTGGAAAGACAGCGGTGCGTATATGGTACTATGGTGTGTTCTTGCGGTTGTACCACCAAAACCACAGTTTGCGGATTTTAAGCCAGTGATATTCTGGATGTAGGTAGGAATGTCATACGGCTTGGGATTGTTGCCGAATATGCTATCGCCCAGGCAAAGAACGTCATACGATCTATTATCGAGTCTACTTACCGCACAACGACCAATTTCGCCGTAATTCATAGTAACAACGATATATGCGATATTGTTATCGGTAACGGTATAATCGTATATCCGATCCCAACCACAAAAATCTTCAGCTTCCCGGATATTTATAACATCGCCGATAAGCGTCTTATTTATGTCAAATTGGGTGACATAGCGACCATAGCAAAAAGCGAATCGGTCGCCCACTTTAACCGGAATGTAGTCTGTACAGCAATAGCTGTGTGATGGCAACGTGCTTGTGATTGTGCCATAGATACAATGATGGTCCTTTTTTACGCTATCGTCACCGAGTTGCCAACACTCCTCTACCTTTGGTAATTTTGTCAACGCTACACCAACGGCTTTAGCATCGGCGGCTTTACCTTGCTCGGTAAGCGTACTGTCGATATGGCATTCGATAGATATGTCACCATTTAACCGGACAGGATAGTACTGGATAAAATCGGTAACGTCGGTTTCGTATACACCCATAGGCTGAAACGGTAAAGTATTACTCATTCTTGCATAATAAGCATTTGCAGGTGCGGTGAAATCGTTGGTTGTTTTCTCGTTATAATTGAGCATAGAAATATACTCTTTGTTATCGTCATAAAAGACTATACGGCGATTACCGATAATGCTTGTACTATTATTCGCAATATGCTTGTAGTAGTAGGTCTGTCCGCCGGTTACACGGAAATAGCCAGTAATATAGAAATTATCATTTGCAATTACTTCAGCACTACTTAGGTATTTACCCATTTCATATTCCGTAGGGTTTACAAGGTTGGGTGAAATATCAAAGTTCCTCTCCACTCTAATTGCTTGGTTTTCTATATCAACAGAGGCAGCACCAATGTTCTCCCTTATCTGTGCCTGCTGTTCTTCGGTTAATACCTGTTTGGTATACAGCACAAAAGAGCCACTAATGCCGTCTCCGTTAGGATCAATCTGCACATTGCAATCTTCGGGCATATCTCCAGAGCCAACATAAACGCCGGAATTGCCCGTGTCGCCCTTTTCACCCGTGTCGCCTTTCTCACCCCGGTCGCCTTTGGCACCCCGCGGACCAACATCACCTTTTAGTTCAGCGAGTTGTTCCTCTGTGAAATCGGCATAAGTAAATGCATCGCCCCTATCACCTTTATCACCCTTCAGTGATGCCAACCACTCATCAAGAGAGCCTTTATACCCCCGCTTTACTGCCAACCCATAAGCTGACAAATAATACGGAGGATTATCAAATTTTGCCATTGTTTAACCTCCTTCCACATATCTATAGCCTTGCGCCGGGTCATACGTCTGCGCCACCCAACGCACAAATCTGTTATATGCGGCATTATACATAGCCATAGAATTCTGATATTTGTCAGCCTCTCTGTTTGCAAAATCAATTTGCGCTTCCAGCCAAAGCGGATACAGGCTGTCATGAGGAAACCCAACCAACGGCTCACTCTCAAGATCCTCCGGATATTTGTAGTGCAATTGCTGCACATCTTCGATCCCCATTAAAAAAACATCTGCAGCGATCCTGCCATCCAGTTCAGCGATCCAAGCCAATTTTCGTTCCTGTTTAAAAGCATTAGGGATATTTTGGTCCACCTGCTCAATGATCTCTTTGATTTTTGCCATAGGCATTTCCTTTCAATAAAGGGCATGGGCGCAGGCCCACGCCCTTTTTACATTATGCAGTCGCTTATTACAGCTTCAAAGTGGCCAGCTCAGTACCGCCGCTCACGCCGCCGATGCAGGCAAAGCGCCAGTCGTTGAAGGTGGCATTGAAACGGGAACGGCCCCGCCACACATTGGCATCGGTGTTTTCATCGATGGTGGAGCGAACAGCCAGCTTGACCCGGTCATTCCACACAGCGCCGCCGTAGGTCTCATTATAGCCGGTGTCCAGCAGGATCCACGGCATATCATTGCCGCTAACGAACTGGTTCAGATAGGACCATACGATCACATTCCACCGGCCGTACTGATAATTGAACGCATTGTTCGCAGTCACAGGATCCTTATCTGCGCCGATGGCAGCGAATACCTGCTTTTTCAGATCGGCATTCTCCGGAATGAGGATGGTGTTGGGCGCAACATCAAGAATGTTGTCATCATCGCCCTTAAACAGGTGCATAGCCGTCTCAGCCCGGCCCAGAGCGTCCACACTGAATGCGTCGGAGAATTTGTTGGTCTGGTTAGAACCGGTCACCACGGGCTTGTGAGCGGTGTGGAACAAGGCAGCACCGTCGGCAGATGTAATGTCAAACTCCTTGCCGCGGAACTTGACCTTCTTGTTGCCGCTGATGGCACCGCCGTACAGCGCCGCGCCGAACAGTTCGCGGGTGCGGTTGTAGCTGGTCATAAAGGCAGCAGGCTGCTTCTTCATATCCATCAGCTTGCCGTCCTCGATCATCTCCTGGCTGACAGAGAAGGAATTCTTCCAGGTCTCGTAAACCAGCAGCTTCTTGTCGCCCTCCTGCATACCGTCAGCGGGATATGCGCCGTTTTCGCCAACGGGCTGGAAGCCCTCCATTGCGGTCATAGAGGTCATCAGATCACCGTAGCTGTCGGAAGTGCCCATCACAAACAGATCTTTCAGCACGCTCTGCTGCTCGAACTGCTCGCCCCGCTGTTCCAGGAACATCTTAATGGGTGCCTGGCACTTGCCGTAAATGGAATCGTTCAGGCCGGAGCCTTCGGAAAATGTAATTTTGAAAGGCATAATTTATCCTCCTTTTGTGTTAGACAAAGCGGCCGCGCACCACAGCGCCGGCTGCAGTGCCTTCGATGTATGTTACTTCAAAGCTACCCTCCGCTGCACCATCTACCTGCAGACCGCCGGCAGATACCTGCAGCTTAGAGCCGATGGCAGCGGCGGCCGCTTCAGCAGATAAGGTAGTCTCGTAAATGCAGTCCTCCTGCACCCGAGTCACGGGTACCAACGTACCCCCGTCTTCTGCCACGGTCACATTGCCCATACAAAGATAGCCGGGTGTGGTCGTGGCAGCGGCGCTGATGGCGGCGAGATAACCGTCATCAGCATTTAAGAGCTGGCCTGCCTGATAGCTGCCCGCTTTACCGGGCAAGTACTCCCAAGGCAGAACCGCTCCGTGGTTGGATTTGTGGGGAGAAAACATGGCGTTAGCCTCCTTTTACTTTTTCAAATTTTTGTTGTAATGTTCTTGGATCTGCGCTGCAGTGGCATTGGGGTTAAACAGCCGGTACATCTCCATTTCCGCATTGGGAACGGTGATGTTACCGCCACCCCTGGAGGTATCTGTGGCGTTCAGATGGTCTTTAGACCGTACGCTGTTGATGCCGGCCTGCCGGGCGGCCTCCAGCTTTGCCGCCTCCAAGGTGTCCTTTGTAAGCAGATAGTGGGCATCTTTGACGGAGTAGCCCCGCTGGGTCATCTCGTAGAATTCCTTGCCGTAGGGAGCCTTAAACAGGTCCTCCAGCGTGCTGATGGAGGCATCGATCTTGTGGATCTCTGCCACCTCCGCATCGATTCGCGCTTTCGCTGCCGCCTGTTCCTGGGCGCGCTGTGCGTCTGCGTCCTTATCGATCATCTGCTGAGCCTGCTTTACCGCCGGGTGATTGCCGATGGCTGCATTCAGTGCCTCCTGCGTCAGCTTGCCTGCTTTTAGGTCGCGCTCCAATTTCGATGCCTGGAACTTTTCATTCCAGCTGTAAAACTGCTCAATACTGGTAATCGGTTCACCGGTAAAGGTGTTCTTCAGTCCCGCCTGTGCAAAGAATCCTGCCAGGTCTGCATTATGCTTATCCTGCGTCTGCTTTACCGCCTGTGCAACAGCCTGCTGGATCGCTGCCTGTTGCTGTTCCATCTCCTGTTGGCGGCGTCTTGCAGCATTTTCTCTTCGCTGCTCAGGAGACATAGTCTGTTCGCCGGTATCGGTCGCTGCGCCGCTATCATCCGGTTCTTCCGGTTCAGCTGTACCCGCTGTCGGTTCGGCCTGCGAGTCGGTTCCCG